CCAACGCATACAACGCATCATGAAGTCGATGCATAGGATTTTGACAGTTTTCCAAATAGGTTGCGCAAACTTTTATGCAATCTGGGCATTCGTAACTGTTGTTAAAAGCCAACAAAATGCCAAACCATAAATACTTTTCCTTTGACCATTCTTCAATTTGTTTCATTTTTCCTCCAATAGTTGCATTAGTTCAAACCATTCTTTGACCGGCATTACTGCCATCCACTCGCCCACGTCCGTGATGCCTCGACGTTTGGCGATGATTACTCCTGTGTAGGCATTGGCGTGTGTCATTTGTGCACGCAACTGCTCAAAGTAGCCGTGCCATGAGTGTGCTTTGCGGTCTTTGACCTCAATGACGACACCGGGCCAGCCTGTGACATCGCCTTTGTCGTCGTGGGTACCTGCTTGGATACGGTCTGCTTTGATTCCGTACTTTCGTAGCCATTTGACTACTGCAAGCTCAGCTGCATGGCCTTTACGCTTCTGTGGGCTTGTCACGCCAGAACTCCATGTCTCCTAGTACGTGTAGTGGGGCATCGAGCAGCTGATCACGTGCGTCAGCCATGTGCAAGCAATTCAGGTAGCCAATTGCGTCAACGAGTGAGTCCTCGTGCATTTTCTCGTTGTCTAGGCTTTTCATGAGCCGAGCCAATTTGACTGCCACCATAAACATGATGGCTTCTTGCACGGTCAGGTTGTGCTTGAAGTTGGTGAGCACGCCAAAGATGCGACGCACCATGGTGTAGTCGGTAAATGGGTGACCGTACTGTGCCATGCGTTCACCGTTCTTGGTGAGTTGCCATGCTCGATAGGCGGCATCGCCCGGGTCAATGTTGCTGCTCACTTTTTCCTCTCCGTGGTTTTGACAATGTAGTACACGCATGCGACGATGTACCCGGTGAACACTGACGCAAAGAAGTGATCAGCCCACGACATTATCGTACGTGCTCCAGTTTTCCCAGCCGTAGTTCGTTGCGATGTGCCATGCAACCCACAAGTTGGTGAGTGGGTCAAACAGTTCGGTGCAGTCATCGATCATGCCTTTGGTTTGCAGGTAGCCGCGAGGCCAGTATTTGGTTGGTTGGCACCATGATGGCGTGTGAATCTGCATCAAGCCGAAGCTCTGCCCATTGTCACCGATTGCGTTCGGTAGGCAGGCTGACTCGAGTTCTGCGACCTGTAGCGCTAGCCATAGGTCATCCAGCACAAAGCCTGCTCTGAGGGCTGTATCAGCCCATTCTCGGCAGCCTGGGCCTGTGTATGGGGGCATGGTCGTTACGACGCTCTCAGGGCTTCCTGACGCGTCTGAAGCGGTGTCCGAGCCCACCGTGCCCGAAAGGGGAGCCGTGTACACGGTGGACTCGGACACCAGCCCGATGGTGTCGGTTTGTGGGTCGGACGTAACAGCCAAGGTCACGCCAAATAGCCCGGACAAAGCCAAGGCGATCACTGCTAGGGGACTCATGCGACGCTCGGGTGTTCCGGGTCGATGCGAGGCTGATGGGTCAGTTTTGATGGCTCGCTCCAATCCTCGTCAGCGTTGAATCGGTAACGCAGCTGGGCCTTTACGACCTCGCCTTCAGCGTTCCTGAACACTACCAAGTGGAATTGTTGCGCTGTATCTGGACAAAGCCCGGTGAGGACTTCGTAGGTAATCAGGTTGTGTGTCATGTGTAGGCCCCTCCAGAAGCCTGTTTTGACCTTAGCGGCTCTTTCGTCGCTTGTGTGGGATGCTCAATTTCTCTACTTTTCGTACCATTCCCCACGGTATGAGTAGCACGTTGTCAGCACCCTGATCGGCTGTGCAGGTCTGAATCAGTACGCAGTGACGCTTGTACCGCTTCAGGATGCCCACGGACACGCATACCAGTGGCTGGTCATCAATGTCCCCTAGTTCGTGCCATTCGTTGTTGTCCAGGCTGTGAGCGTCATGCCACGTCACCTGGACAATGGCCCCGTCTAGTCCAGCCATACCACGTACTCCGCCGCTACCCGGCCTTTGTCTGGGTCAACGAAGTGCAGCCGTTGGCTCGGTATGCCTGTTGCTGCAACGAACTCTCGAGCGTATTCGTTGTGCGACTCGGGCGAGCCTGTCACAAAGATGCGGCCTCCGTTGCTCATTGTCAAGCTCATTGGCGTGTGCCAGTGGCCCATGTAGCAGTCGTTGAAGTCCTCAATGACTCCACCTGCCCATGCGTTGACTTTGCGCAAAATGCCGAAGGCTGGCGTGTTACCGCCAAAGCTCTTGATTTCATCGCCATGCACCAGTAGCGCCGTGTAGTTGCCAATCTTGACAATCTGATACCAAGCATCAGATGACTGCCAATCCTTGACTAGATGCCCCACCTTGTTGCGTGCAATCTCGTACGAGATTCGATCTACGTTGTCACCTTTCGGCATTTCGCCGTACCGACCAATGCGCCCATGGTTGCCGTATTCGCACACCACACGCACAGTCTCAAAGTTGCTCGCGAGCGTGGTCACTGTTTTGGCAATCAGCCTGGACACCTCGAACAGTTGCTCGTAAAGGTGACTGTCCACCTCGTACGCCTGCCCGGGAAAAATGCCCATGCCCTCCACCATGTCACCGCCAAGCATCAGCACCGCTTCCCGTACCGGGTGATGTTTGCGTTGAATCTCGGTAATGTGCAGCGTCTTGTCAATGAAGCGATCTATGCGTTGACCGCACGTTTCCGAGCCGTACGACACAGACTTCTTGCCAAGCTGCCAGTCGGTGCAGTGAATCACTGCGACCTCGGCTTTGCCTTTGCGAGTGTCCTTGGTCGGTGGCTTGACTTTGACTGGTGGCGTACCAAGGCTTGCATCCTTAGCGGCCTGATACACAGCCTGCACCAGCTCATCGTTCTTGACCTTGAGCTTGGCGTACTGCTGCTGAGAACGCTTGAGCGCCTCACGCAACTGCTCGAGCGTCTGCTCCTCAGCAATCTCGTTACTTAGAGACATGCTTGCGCCTAAATCGGTAGACAACGTTCCAATCGCACTTGAAGCCGTGTTTGGTCAGCAGCCGGGCTATCGAGTGATTGCTGTAATCCAAGTTGTAAATGAGGTCGTACCATTCCTCGCCGTTTGGCTGTGCATCAATCCAAACGCCTAAGTCGTGCAACCTATTTTGTCTTGGTTCTATTTCGTCGCGTAACGCCATTGTCGTGATCCTCCAGGTGGTTGTCAATCTTGTGTTCCACCCTAGTAAGTATCTTGCGGACGTATGCGTGATCGTCAGCATTTTCTTTGCGTGCACGCTCGATCAAAATGGCTGGCAGGACAGCTGCGCAGATGATGGCAATACCGCTAATTAGCGCTACGTAAATCTCGGTCGGCATGCAGGCTCACAAACTGCTGCACTTTCAAGGGTACCTTGTCCCCTGTGTAGTACCTGATGTGCCAAGGCTCTGATTGCAGCTCCCAGCAGAAGCCGTACCAGTCAGCATTGGCAAGCATCCATTTGAGTCGATCACCGCTGGCATTACTGACATCGACCGCCAACGCGTAATTGTGCATACTTGAGCCAGGTGTCGCCATTGGGGACATGCCGGGCTTTAGGTAGTACTTTTGCCCTTTGTACGTGCGTACTGACGTGGTTGGAATAGGTGCTGTGGTGTATCGGGCCATAAAGCCTCGCTCCTGCGTCTCAAGGCTCCTGTACGTGTCTGCCACGCTTGTGGGCTTGAATGGCCTGATGCCGTCAGCGTGTGCAGCTCGACGCATAGCCTCCCACGCTTGAGCCGCCAAAGGATGCAGTTGCCCATAGGGTCGAATCGTTTTGAGCAGGTAGGCAGGCAATCGTCCTGGCTGTACGCCTCGTAGGTCAGCAGGTAGTACTACTGGCTTGACCGGGTATTTCACTTGCGTCCGTACCGCGTGTCTTTAGTGTTTGCCCAAGCGTAGATCATTGGCAGTACTGCTGCTATCCCGGCTTTTAGCGCGTTTTCTGCGTTGTAGTTGCTTGTGATAAGCACGGCGGCGCTTCCAGCGACGAAAGCTTTCAACCAATCTTCGAGTATCGGTGCCCACTTCATTAGGCCACCAATGCCGCTATTTCGGCTTCGGTCAATCCCAATGCAGACAGTTTGGCTAATGCTGATGCACGAGCGTCAGCCTTGGCAGTTACTTGAGCAGCGTATTGCGTTTGAGCTTTAGCATCGGCCTGCCATTGGTCGTGCTCTGCGTCAGTCATTTCGCGTACTTCGTCACCGATTTGGATAAGTGGTTTTGTCATGTTTTACCTCACGAATCCGAGTAGCCGTACACGCGATAAATGCCAGTGAATGTGCCAGATGCCTTGATCAATGAAAGGCTGTCGATTGCTACACCAGGTGTTTCATACTTGCGCAATGCCACCGCGCGTCCAACTTGGAGTGAACCATCAAAATAAAACAAATTGCCAAGAAGCAATTTGTCAAGCGTAGTTACTTGTGGCGCAAACACATCAACAGTCAACGCATAAAAAGGAAACGTTGAATCAATTCCTCCTACGGCCCAAGACGTTTGTGTTGCTTGAGCTGCATCAGAACTAGCACCAGTGGTGTCACTGCCCGGCGATGCTTGAAAATACAATGCATCAGTTTTGTCGGTGCCGGACGCTCTAAGCCTCATCGTAATTGCAGTCGCTGTGCTTGCGGCAGTTAGTTGGAACATGACGCGATAATTTCGATACGTGCTTGTAAATGTGCTGTTCGGCAAACTGACGCTAGTTACCGTAGTAAATGCAGCGCCTGTTATGTAGTTGAGTCCGCTAGTCAACGTTTGTGGGCCGACCGTTGCCCACGCTGCGCCATCGTAATACTGCACTACGTTTGTGGATTCCAAATAACACAATTGGCCTTCAGCAAGCACTTTCTCGCCACTGCCACCGAAGCCAGCGTCACGCGCTGTGGTGTCAGCGAACACTGGAACACCAGTTCGAGCGCTTTGATTCATCTGATCGGCAGTTAGAACCTGTGCAGCCGTAAATGTTGGAACAGTTGTCTGTGCGTTAGCGCCCATGGTTACCTCATCCTAATACGTTTGTGCCATCAAGTTGACCGTACACCGGGTCATCCAAAATGAGCTGGAACACAATGGTGGTCGGGGCTGTGTAGTACGTAATGCGATGCCCTGAAGCAAAATTGATGTTGCCCTCAATGCCTTCAATGCTCAGTTCTGACGTGATGGTTGACAACCCAGTGATGTCCTTGGTGACCGTGATGGTGTCTCCGATGTCCACGGTGGCAGCCAAATTGCGCTCAGCGTTGTCCAGTAGGGCAAAGCTGGTGCTGACAGCCGTAAAGCGTGGGGCAGGTTCCGCTTCCAACAGATAATCAGCCAAGTCATCGATCTCGCTTTGCTGATGCAACAGGCTGTTGGTAATCGACTGCGACTGAATGAAGTACGTGGCCTGACTGGTCAAGTCCTCAGCCAATGCGTTCTTGCCATCAAGCGCCTGCACGTAAGCACGGTTTAGCACGCCATCAGCGTCAAACTCAATCTCCACGTTGTCATACGGTGTGTTGGTGTTGTCATCGGCAAACGTGATGACCGAACCGCTCAGCGTGGCTCCGATACGCGGCTGGAACGTAAACACGCCAGCCCGACTCATAAACACGCGGCCCTGTTCAGCCTGGTTGATTTGCGTGATGTAGCTCAAAGTGTTTTGCCCGGCATTGAGCGTGTATGAGCTGTCATGACCCAGGTTGACCGTCCCCACGTCAATAGCCGTGGTGCCTGTGTAATTGACCTCTGGCAACGCTAGAACAGTCTCAATGCGTTCTCCCGAGGTTTCCGCACTCGGGTTGAACGCAGCCATTTGCGTCTGAGCCAGCAGGTAGAAATCGTCCGAGCATTGCACCGCCACCGTGTTAGGGCCAGCCAACGCAAACTCGTAATTGTAAGCCGTGACGTACCCAACGAACAAATACTCCGATGATCGGCTGAGCCTGACTCGACGCATAGGTGCAAGGCCAGGCTTGTCGTTGTTTGGGTCGTAATAGGGGCTGGCAGTGTCATACGGCCCAAGGATGCCTGTCTCGTCCGTCATGCGGAAGCTCATCGTCCCGGCACCAAACTGATCGTCAATGTTGCGGCGGCCTCGCTTGTAGGCAACCTCGGTCACATACTCGGTGATGTCTGCGTATGTTGTATTAGGGCCAAGCGTGTAGCTCGTATTGTTTAGCACGCCCTTGGTTGCGTCATCCAACCTGAATGAGTTGTAATCAAAGCCTGTGTCAAGCTCGAGCAAGTAAGTACCTGATTGGACAACGCTGGCAGCCATGGTTATGCAATCTGTACGTCAAGTGGGCCGCTGCGACGGTTGTACTGTTTCAACGCGTTCACGATGGTGTCACCGAGGCGCTCGTCGGCAATGGTGCTGTTGACGGTCACGTTGTACACAGCCTGCTTTGGCGCGTATGCCGCGTCCAGCATGGCTGGTACTTCGTAGAAGCGGCTCTTGGGGTCATACACCGAAGGGTCAAACGGCTGCACGGTCATTTGACCGCCACCGCCACCGCGACTGCCACCGCCACCGCCACCCGATGGTGCAGGCAACGTCACCGGGGCAATAGCCGGGATGCTTGGTACTTGAATCATCCGCTCCACTCGATCAGGGCCAGCAGCCGTACCAGCAGCACCGCTAGCAGTGCCGCCGCTACTGATGTTGAATCGTGGCAAATTGATGTCACCGAGTTCCCCAATGTTGACACCGGGCAGCAAGTTCAGGCCTTTGATGACGAGGTTTATCATGCTGACGTAGGTGTTTGCAATGCTCTCAAAAATGCCAATGATGAAGTTGCCCATGGTGGCAAATGCGTTTTTGACGCTGCCAGTTTTAGCGACCAGCACACCAAAGCCAGCGACTAACAGCGCTACAGCAGTTACGACCAGGCCGATTGGGTTAGCAGCCATTGCAAGGTTCAACGCCAACTGCGTCACGGTGATGACTTTCATTACTGCGTTCAATGCGAGAATTGCCCCGGCTAGGGAGCCGACCACAGCCATGACCGCTAGCACTTTGTCAGTGTTATTTTGTACGTACACAGCAAACTTTTGCAGTACTGGAAGCAGGCGCTCGAGGATGGGCAGAAATGCTGCGCCAATAGATTCCTTAGTTTCGCCAATGGTAAGCGATAGGCGTTTCATTTGACCTTCAGCGCTGTTGGCAGCCACAGCTGCTGATCCGCCCACAGTGCCAGCCACAGCAGCAAACACCTCATCCAACGACGCGCCTTCTTTGATAAGGCTTCGTACCGAGGGCAGCAACGTGCCCAGCGCCCTGGTATTGCCACCGTACGCCTTGGCGATGGCATCCGTAGCAGTGCCCAAATCAACGCCAGTGGCTGCTGCGATGTCGAGGGCCAGCGTAAGGCCATCTTGTGCCGAAGTCATCTCTCCGGTCACCTGGACAAGCGAGGCGAGGGCTGGGCGTAGCTCATCGTCAGCCACAGCCGCCGACATCATCGTGGACTCAATAAACGCCTCAGCAACCTTGATGTTGGCTTCCCCAGCCAGCGTGTTATTGGTAATGGCCTGAGCGAGCAGCGCTTGTGCTTTTGCATCCTCAATAGCGGCTTTGGTTGCATCACCGATAACGACAGCCAGCCCACCAATAGCCGCAGCTGCCGGGATGGCAGCCTTCTTGAGGGCAAACTGGGCTTTTGCGCCAGCGCCTTCAAGACTCTTGAACTCATTGATGGCGCTCTTGATTCCCTTGCTATCAAACTCGGAAATAATGGGAATGTTTACAGCCATTGCTACATCCTACGAACTCTGTGGAGCCATGACGAGATTGCGATTGACCTCACGCATAACACGCTCACACAACGCAATCATCTCCTGCTCAACCTGCGATTGGTTCTTTTCGTACGAAGGCCACAACACTCGAGAAGCGCGCCCATACCGGGCATTTAGCCGATCTACAAACGTGCCACTTGATTTACGTCCAGCAATGTCAAAAATGGTGTTTGCCGTACCAGTCCACACAATGCGAAACGTGCCGACATTGACTTTGGTGCCACGAAATTCTTTGACTTTTTTAGTATTGATTTTGGCTGCCAACATCTTTTGTGCAGCAGCCGTTGACCAACCATCTTTAGGAATAATCTCAAAGCCAGATTTGGTTTTCCAGCCACGATTCATACCACTCAACGGTGCTTGGCTAGGCATAGCCGCTTTGGCATCAGCCACGACACTCGAGACAATCTGCTTGTAATCCTTTGTCACTTCACGACGCAACTTGGCATCAATGGTGTTCAGCTCTTTTAGAGCCGCCTTGATGCCGTAAATCTGAATGGTGCTTTCAACTGCCACGTTGTTGTTGCTTTCTCGCCAGCAGTAACACGGTAGCCAAATCCTCAGAATCAAACTCGATGTTCGGAGGCCACCACCCGGTCGCCAACAGCAATTCCGCTAACTGACGGCGGACGCTGTTGCTTCCGTAGGGTTTGCGTGGGCAGTCTCCACTACCTCAAAATCCTCAACGGACACAAGCCAAGTGTCATAGTCGCGACCTTCACGCTTATTGACGTTGAGCTGATGCCACGCCATAAACATGATGTCATCAATGCCGATACCAGCCTGTAGATCGCTGGCGCGGCGCTTGAATTTGCGTTCCCACGCAGCAGCCGTAGCGATTGTCGTTGTGACTTGCTCTGTAACCAATTCCGCTGCTGGTGTCTTGAATGACACCTTTATGGTTAGTTTCACGGCGTAATGTCCTCGACCAGCGTGCCGCCGGTGATAGTGATTTCTACTTCGGACAGTTCACCGACCGAGCCGTTGACGACATCGAGCGACTCAAGGTATCCGCCAGTTACTTGGAATTCTGGGTTTGTGGCTGAGATAGCAGCGCTAGTTGGCTTTACTGCGACGTACACGTTCGTGCCGACAAGGCTGGTCAAGTCAATGTAGGTGCCTGGCGTTGCCGAGTACTCCATCAGCAGCGTGGCGGTGATGGTCACGTTGGTGAGTCCACCGACGAACTGGCGGCCCGTGTTGCCAAACGAAGTGGAGTCGAGCGCTTCACGCGACTTGGTGATGACCACGGACTTGCACTGATCGGTCAGGTCTTTGATTGAGCCAACAGCAGCACCGATGCCGAATGTTGGGGAAGCCAGGTAAGTGGTTGCGTTAGCCATGTAGCGAATCTCCTCTACGTCGAGGGTCGCTGCTTACCCGTAGCGCAGTCTAGTAGCCCTAGGGGCTTACTTTGGTGCGTATCGTCAGCTCGTAAGCAGGGTAGTCAGCGCCACCATACGACACGGTAGTTGGGCGTGCATCCGTCAAGCCGATTTTTGCAGCGCGAATCAAATCAATGTTGTCCAGCAGGCTGTCAAGCGTCCTGTTATCACCAGTGCCCAGGGCAGTCATTACGACACGGAACTCCATGTCAGCGACCACGTTCGTTGCCATCATGATGGTTGGTGCCTCGACAAGTGCGCATGGTGGGTTCATGTTGCGTGGATCATCAAACACACGCAGCCCGGTAATCGTCTGCAGTTTGGTTACCAGTTGGTCGTAACCATCCTTGAACATGTTTGACATGTCAGGCCACCTGTGGCTTATTGACTCCGAGCAAACGCAGGATTTGACCGTAGTTGCCTGTGACCGGGCCACCTGTGGCTAGTGGGTCAAACGACGCAAACGCCTCTGTGGAGCCGCGTTCACGGTACAGAATCGCCGCGTACTGCACGGTACCGAGCTTGACAGCGCCATCAGGCACTGTGGTCGGGGAGTCAAAATAGCCCGACTCCTCGCGTTTACGGTACGCAAATTGGTTCGCTGCACTGACTGCCATGTTTGCTACGTCAAGGTCAGCACTTGGGTTGGTAAACGTGAAGCCGAGGTAGTCCTCGACATCGCCCAGGACAATCCATGAGCACGTCACCGAGTAGGTGCATGTCCCGGTGGCAGCTGCTCGATCAACGTCAGCCGTAGTGAGTGCAAACTGCACCTGATTGGGAATGATGGTGTCAGTGTCGTACTGATAATCGCCTTGCTGCGATACGCCGATGAAGTAGTACTCGGGCAACGCCAGAATCTTGAACGTGCCGTTCCACGGTGATCCGATACCGGACAGCGTGATTGATTGCCCTACCTCAAAGTTGTGAGGCTCCAGCAACTGAACGACGGCAACGTTACTAACTACCTGTTTATGGGTAAGTGAGTAAGTTGCCACCGTTCAGTGTCACCTGGAGGGAGTGAACTTAGGACTTGAGCAGCTTGACGAACTTGGTCGCGTCAGCCATGAACGCGGCTGCGTAGCCACGGAAGGCAATCGTGCGACCGAGCGTTGCTGGGACATCCACCGAGATGGCGCCCTTCTGCTGTTCGTAGAACTCGAAGCCTGCGGCTGGGCCAGCAGCGTGACCGACCACGCCGTTCAAGCCACCTGCGCCAGTTGAGCCGGCCATGTTCTTGTCAACTACAAGGCTCAAGCCAAGTGGGTTGCCGTTCCAGCTGTTGGCGGTCTGTACGCCGAATGCGTTGTACGGAGCGACCGATGGGAACAGTGGACGGTTGGCATCGTCAACAATCATGCCAAGCTTTGCCCAGGTAACTGGTGCGGCAAAGAAGTGCGTTGGCAGGTAGTTGCTGGCGTTGCTGATTTGGTAGGCAGCGCCATAGATCGCCGCAATCCAGTCAGCCGAGTCCGACAGGTCGGTGATGGTTTCGGTCTGGGTTACGCCCGACACCATGGTGTCCACCGCGTAGTTGTCGGTCGCTTGACCGTAGGCAATTGCGAGCTGGTTGAGCACGATTGCGAGCGAGTCGGGGTCGGTCCAGTCGATGTCCTGCTCCGAAAGCGTGACGTAGGTACCGAACGTCAACTTGCTGACGTTGTTGTTGGCGACGGTGACCGTTGAGGGGTCAAGCGTGTTCAACTGTCCGGTCGGCTGTTGCGTGACGGTCGGACGCACGGTGATGACCGGGCGACGGAACGTTGCGCCACCAGCTGGCATGGCGCGAGCGCCAATTGCCGTGACAAACGGACGGATTGGGTTGAGCGAGTCGTACACCGGGCTGACGATCGGCGTTGGCAGGATGCCAGGCGTGTCGGTCGTGGTGATGTCGGGTGCAGCAGCTTTGATACGAGCGTTCAGCTCGGCAAACTCTGAACCGCCACGCGCGAACTTCGCCATGTACTCGCTAGGAGTTGGCAGCTTGAACGCTGGCTTGGCTTCAGCCCACAACAGTTGTGGTGCTGGTGCTGGTGCTTCTGCGGATGCTTCGACCTTGACTTCGGACATTGTGGTTGTCTCCTCTTGTGGTTCGGTCGCTGCAACCTCTGTAATCATAGCACCCTTGAAAGCAGGCGCAGTCACAAGCGACAGCTCTACCCAGTTTGCCTTTTTGATAATCATGGTGCCGTTGTCATCGTAGGAAGCGTCCACTACGTCAACACCTACCGATACCGAGTCAACTGCCTCGTCTTTGATCAGTTCAAGCATGTCGTTGCCTTCGCTGGTGGCGCTAATTCGGGCCGTAAACAGCATGCCTTCGTCAGAGTCCAGTCGCCCGGTGACTACGCCTACTGGCTGCTCGGAGTCGTGGTACTTCAGCAGCTTGGGCTTCTTGCCAGTGATTGGCAATGAGCCGCGCTCAAAACGGACTCGAGTACCGTCGCTGACGATGGCTTCGGTGTCCCAAGGTACGGCAACACCCGAGATTGAACGTGGTGACTCGCCTTCCTCAGCCAGGACAAACGTGTTTTGTGCAGTTAGGCGAATCATGAGGCCTCGCTTTCGTCGTTAGATGGTATCTCCCGAGAAGGTGCAGCGTTGTCCTCCTCGGGAGACATTTCGTACTCCTCCAAGTAACTATCCACGTCCAAATAAATGTAACGGCCTCGTGGCGTGATGTTATTCATGCTCAACGTCTGCTCGATGCAATCAATGAATGGCTTTGCACCAAATAGGTACAAGTCTTGGCGTGCTTGCTGTGCGTTCTGATAGGTCATGCCGGAACCTGACGGTGCACCGACAAGGTATGGCGGAATGTTTGCAATGCGCGCCATCTCGAGCGCCTGATAGGTGCGTGCTTCGGTCAACTGCAACTTGCTTGGATCCATGTAGGACTCTTTCCAGTCCACGTACTGGTTCAACGCAGCAATGGCGTTATTGTTTCGTGCCTCGGCAAAGCCAGCAGCAAGCTCGGACAGTTCCTCAGCGCTCAATGGCTCGCCTTCGGTCTGCTTGAGCACGCCTGCCGGGGTTTGATTTTTGGCAAAGCGCTCGGCGCTGGTGTCCAAGTTGATGTTCGTACGAATTGAGCGTGCACCCATTGACAGCAAGCCTTGAATCGGGCTGAGGAATTGCACGACATCGTTCGGGTTGAGATCGATGCCGTTGAAGGTCACTTGCTTGCTCGGGCCGAACCATTGTGGGCCGCCTTGGTCGCGTGTTTGTACGTCAGCGGCTGGAATCCACGTGAAGGTTGCTGGGAAGCCGTTTCCGAATCGGCTGGTGACTACCCAGAAGGCGCGTCCGTAGAACAGCAGGTCGTCGGCTGTCCAGCTCATGATGAAGTTGCGAGTCACGTTGGGGTCGGGCTGGTGGAACCACGTGTCATCAGGCAGGTCGAGTTTTTCGTAGTCGTCATCCATCCATTGCTTGGCGTACTGATGAATCTCAAGGCAGCCAATCATTGAGCAGATGAGGTCGCGTGACCGACTGATGGTCGGAATCTGGATAGCAGCCAAACGATCAAAGCCCGTCTGGTAGGTCATGAAGTTGCCGACCATCGGATTGCCTGCGTAGCCAGTCGCTGCGCCTACTTGTGCTTTAGTTTCGTTAGCGACTGCGCGCTTCAGTGAAAATGCCATCGTGGCATCAGTCTAGGCACTCGAAGCAATCATGGGTCGGTTCACCATCGGACGCGGTTTTGCACACATGCCGACAGCCCACACAAGACACCGGGCTAACTCAATCGGGCCACTTGACTTCTGTGACGACAACGCAATAGCGCCAGGAGTCTTGACAGCAACAGCACGACCAACATGCTCAGCCAACATCGTCTCACCAGTGTGATTCACGCGGCCCTCATTGATGAGGTTCTTGACCATTGACGTGTAGCGACCTATCTCCTGATAGCCGACCAGCACCCTGCGACGTTGCAGATCGGAGGGGCAGTTGGTGTCCAGTGTCGGCGTGATAGCAACTTGCAAGCCTGAGTTGGAGGCCAACTGGGCACGAATGTTATCCC